GCCTTTGCGAAGAATGGCTTTGTATTCGATATAGCGACTAAGGGTGAGTTCGACTCGTTCGAGGCGTTTCAGGCAGCGGTGGGCAAGAACCCACTAGCCGTGGATTGGGACCAGCTTCACGTGACATACACCAACGTAAAGGGCGACACACTCACAGCTAAGTGGAACCCGCCGAATTACAACGTCCCCGAAGGAGAGAGGGTCCTGGTTCGGCCAGCCATCACGGTTAATGGAGTCGTAGTACAGATTGATAACGATTTCATCAACGCCAAAGCGGTAATGAAGTCTCCGTCCGTCAAGTTGGTCAACAGGATTTTGCGAATTAAGACACCGACAGGAAAGCTTAAGGTGAACTGGCGGCGAAGGTTACCAAAGTTCAGCAAAAGCCAGGGCTGACCTGCAGTGTCGCAGTCAGAATGGTGGAAAACCATGTGACCGTGCCACAAGAAAACCTCGTTGACTTTTTCCGGTATTTCAATTCCGAACCCCAGCAGCTGGAAGCTGTGCAACTGCTGCAGCAGTCGATGCCAGACAGCTTGCTCCGTCCACGCAGTCCATGGATTCAAAAGTTCAGAGAGAAGCCGGCAACACCCCACCTAGATAATCCGCTCCAGGTTCCTTATCAAAGTCAGCGTGACAATGCCTCGGGTACTGGTTATCGGGAATGCTTCAGTTCAAGTTGCGCCATGGTGGCGATGTACTGGGGCAAGATCGCAAACGATGACGCCTACAACGAGGTTCGGTCCAAGTTCGGCGACTCCACTGACGCGCAAGCGCAGATAAGGGCGCTGCGGTCACTCGGACTGGCCGCTGAGTTCAAAACCAACGGTAACCCTGATGTTCTGAAGCAGCAGATAAGCATCGGTCGGCCGACACCGGTGGGCTGGCTGCACAAGGGGGGTTTGCCTGGAACGGGCGGAGGTCACTACTGCGTGATCCGCGGGTTTGACTCAACAGGCTGGCGGGTGAATGACCCATATGGCGATTGTGACCTCGTCAACGGCGGCTATCCCGGTTCAACCAACGGTGAAAACCTCCATTACAGCTTCAAAAATTGGAACCCGCGCTGGGAAGTTGATGGGCCAGGCACTGGCTGGTACGTGGACATCTGGGATCCGGCAAAAAAAGTAGAAGTGGGTAGCTCGGCCCCCGCTCCAGCACAACAGAGCAACCCTTCTAAAACTGGTGAACTCGGTCAAGCCCTCATCAAAGAGTTCGAAGGGACGCGGCTTGAGTCCTACTACTGCAGTTCGCACATTCTCACCATTGGAACCGGTCACACTGGGCCTGATGTTTATGAAGGCCAAAAAATTACGCAAGCTGTAGCGAACCAACTTTTGCGTGATGACTTGGACAGGTTCGAGAAGTGCATTATTTCCATGATTGACGTGGCGCTCACACAAAATCAGTTCGACAGTCTCGTTTCGTGGAGTTTCAATGTCGGCACTGGTGCGGTCCAAGAATCGACGCTTCGCCGCAGGCTCAACCGAGGGGAGGACGTGAATACTGTGATTAGTGAAGAGCTTCCACGTTGGTGCAAGGGAGCAGGCAATGAGCCCGTTCCAGGGCTAGTACGTAGAAGAGAGGCAGAAGTTTCTTTGGCGATTACGGGGAACTGGCGTTGAATTCATGGCCACAGAATAGAATCACTACGTTGAACATGCCTCGCTCTCGACTCACAACAATTCCCCCGGCGAGAACTCACGTGCAGAACTGCCGGGGGGATTGAAGTGCATCGTCCTTTTTTGTTGCAGGGCTGATGCAGCCCACCCAGCGTTTCAGCTGGCCTTTCTCCACCGCAGCGTTAGAATCGTCCAACGAAGTCTGGAGAAAGGGTTGGGGCGAAACTCATATTAATAAAGCTCAGGTCCTAGTGTCAACAAAACGGCGTTCTCTTAACTGGTGCTAGCCGTCTTGTTAACAAAGCACAACGCCCCCTTAGAAAAATCTAAGAGGGCATCGGCGGGCGCGGCCGCTCTCAAAGAGCGAATACAAAAACATTTATAGCAGATCACTGAATGCCAAGTCAACGGGGAGGGTCTTTTGCCACCTACTTTTAGACAACCTCCCAGGCTTCATTGACCGCAGTGTTGGGGTCATTGGCCTTGAAAGTTCCATCAGCATTGTGCGCCCGCCGTTTTTTCGGGGGGCCTACTTCTTTTTTACTTTGACAGTATTCACTTCAGGAACTTCAGGAACTTCAGCAGCGGCAGCAGCTTCAGCAGTCACGGCTTTGTACGCATCAATTACCTCTTGCGTCCACACAGCAGCGGCGACATCTTGCACTTCTTGAGGCTCTGCTGATAAGTCCGAGCCAGGTGCAAAGCATTGACGGTGGTAGGAACGTGCAATCTCAACGCCATCTTTGAGAATGATCTCTGCACAGCGAACGCCCAGACTCATGTTCTCGTTGACTTCAATTTTGTAAGCTTGAGTTTCAGTCAGAGCCATTTTAGGAACCGTCGACTGACGGGAACAGATTTAATGGTCGTAGTTTTTAGACAGTTGCGGTCTGTTGTTATTAGGTGATTTTGTAGGTGAAGGAACCTCTATAATCTTTAGTTCCACTGGTGTGATCTGTGGGGAACCCACATCTCATATTTCCTCCAGATATGTAGCCATTAAGAGTATCACCATTTATACTTGATGCCTGAACTATGCTGCAACAACCATATGCTCCACTAACAAAAGGAAGTGAAAATCTAAAGCCGAGCGTTGATTCATCAGCATCTAGATCAAGCTGCAGGGAGCAAGTAACAATTCCACCTATTCTCCTATATGTAGCTTTAGATATAGCAACACCTGTTCGAGGATCGCCATTGGTGTTGGTAACGTCTGGAGTCCATTGCCCCTCTTCATATTCATCAATCGTGTTCGCAGTACCAGTGCCGCCGATTGAGACGGAGCCGGAGAATTGAGCCGAGCCATCACTCTTCAGTGAGATGTTGGGAGAGCCTGAGTCAATACCAGCTCCAATATTTCCCCCAATTTGTTGAGTGCCATTAGCCCTCACTGTCCAATTTAATGTATTGCCAGAGTAATTAGCAATACTATAAGCATTTTCAGCAGCGGTAGACTCACGTTGAACTCGTACCGAACCATTTGAAAAAATTTTTACTCCTTTGGTATTATCCTTACTATCGTCATAACTACCAGAGCTTACATCACCAGCCGCAGTGATGCTGCCGTTACTTGCTTTCAGCTCGATATTACCGCCGCCAATCTCAATATCATTTGTCGTCGTGTTGCCCGCATCGGTGACTTGCTGCAGCGTATTGGTTCCCGTCTGAGAACCGGACAACTCAAAGACGCTGCCGTCAGCATCTTTGCTGAACAGTTTCCGGTCTTTGACATTGATAGCCAATTCACCCTGAGCGAGTGCGTTAGCAGCAGGCACCGAACCAGCAGTAGCTGAATTCTTAGTGATGATTTGAATTGCCATTAGAAAGATCCTCCTTGAATGGTGGTTGTGAATTCGGTGCCATCACCTGCATTGTTTGTGGCAAGCAGAGAGTTGGGAGAACCAGGCTTAAGTTTGATGACTGGAGCACTAGCTGTGCCTCCAATCTGAATCGGTAGGGTTGCTCCAACCGAGACAATGAAGCCCGAGACTGCAGATTTCAGCTGCGCTGCATCAACGACCTTGCCCGTCGATCCGTTGGTGATTGCTGTCTCGTTAGCGAGAATGACCAAACCGGCCTCGGTCGTGGTAGCCATGCCAGCACTGGCCACTGGTTTCCAACCGTCACTGTCATTGACGTAGTGGTAAAGCTCGGCCGTATCGCCCGAAGTGTCGATCCAGGGATCGCCAACCGTCGGTCCCGGTGGAGGCGAAGGCGCCACCCACACTGAGTTGAGCCTGCGGACGTTGCCTGCCGTGTCCACGCACGAGAGGAACGGCCCATCGCTGTTGTAGTTGATGCCAATCTCGCCGAAAGCGAGATCACTAGCAACAGGAAGCTTGCCCGAGACCGAACTCTTTTTGAGGAGCAGTTCTAATGCCATCGCTATGGAGCTGAGGACGCCGGCATGGGCCGGTAATCACAGTCTAGCGATGCTGAACAAGTGCTTTAGCGCTCAAGTGAGACTATACAGATACTTGCCCAAAACTGCGCCTAACGATTGAGTAAGTAGTGCATATTTTTCAGGAGTTGTGAAAAATTCAATGTCATAAACTGCTCCATTTGTTGCGATAGCCTGGTCAACTAATTTCCTTATAGAGCGTGGGATACCTAAATCAGAGTTTCTTGAGGTTACGCTTATGCCAAACGTGGGCATATTTTCTCGATAATTGATAGTAGTTCCATCAATATAAATAGCAGTGCCTACTGTGTCTGTCGTATAAACAAAGCCGACCAACTGGCCTCGTGGTGTAGGTGGTATTCCTGCGCTAGGGTCTTCACTCAGAGCACGAATGATAATCGAATGAACACCAATAAAAATACTAGGATATTCGACGTCCTCAATGATGTCTGCCATGTAAAAAGGAGTATCCGTACCGCCTATCGTTATCCTCTGACTAGATGTGTTGTAGTCTCGATCTTTTGTTTGAATGGTGTTTAAAGAGGCCGCAACATTTTCGCCATCGTCCCCGGTAAGTTCGTAAGTTGGGTAGTCGACAGGAGCGCTAGTATCAGTAACTTCTGGGCCTGTCACCCACCTTCTAGCGCCGGGAGACCCTTGGATGGTTACATCCCTTTCAATCTCAGACAAAGGTGGCTTAACATCGCGTTTATCTTTTGCCACACAAAAACTGTACCTATTTTCATTTTCGGGTGATACGCCAATATTTTGTGATCGCAAAGAAGCCTCTAAGCTTTGATAAATTGTGTCACTTGTTATGTAATCAATGTAATTAAACATAGATCCAGAGGTGTCAGTAATCGTGGTTACGTCAAGGGCAAGAGGTTTGCGGGTTCGGGCTTTGCTGCCGAACCAGGCGGGTACTGAAGTAACCATCAGTAGTTCACCATTGATGCGGTGTAAATCACCTTGCCGCTGGTGGCGATGTAATAGCCAATCAGCACCGTTCCAGTTAAACCCTCGTCTCTGCTAATTGGATTTACCCATGTATTGACGGCTGAGCACCACTTCGGATCATTGATGCCGGTGAATGCCTTTGTTGAGCTATTACCTCGCTCCACAACAATGAACCCTGACGTTCCCAGATAGTTGGACATGTCGCCAGGATCGCCTAGCTGGATCTCGGGGTCATTGGTTCTCTGCTTGAATGTGAAATTGGAAGTCGCAGCGAAGTTATCCGCATCAGCAACCCATGGCTGCGGGGTCAGGTTCAGATCAGCTGATGTCAGCTTTGGCAGCTGAGCAATAGGAATCTTGCCGTTCTCCAGGCTCGCGAAGCCGTCCGAGGCTCCACGGGTACTGCCAAGGCTTTTAGGTGTTACAGCTCGCTCTGCATCGGTAAAAGCCCTTGTTTCAGCGCCTGTGGCCAGCTCGACAATGCCACGCTGGCTCGTCGACGCATCAGGCAATTCATCAGGCGGCAGGGCTGGGATGCGCCCGATCGGCACCTTCCCAGTGTCATCCAGTTCGCACAGGCCATCAGCTTCGCCGCGGACACTGCTCAACCCTTTTGGCGTGATGGCATTCAGGTCATTGGCTGAACCAGTGCTGATGCCTGCGACCTCGGCCTCAGTGGCGAGCTGAACAATGCCCTGTTCGGTCTCGCTCGCAACCGGCAGCACGCCAGCAGCCCAGCTGATATTGCCTGAAACCTCACCGTTAATCAGAACATCGTTGAATGTGGCGAGTGTTCCTGACTCGAACACTCCAGTCACGCTCAGATCAGTGAAGCTGGTAGGCGTTACAGGAAAATCGGGGTCGCCAGCTAACGCACCAAGGCCAGCGATTTCGGCATTCGCGTTCACGTCAGTGCCGAGATCGGTGATCGTGCTGCCCTGCACCAGCAGACCGTCCTCGGTAAATCCGGTGTTGTAACAGCGGCCGCCCAACAAATTGACAGCCAGAACATCGATCTTGTGCTGATCTGACAGCGGCGAAGTCTGGTACTTAGGCATTCCCTTGCTGTACTGGGGCAGCCCGACCCATTCCCAAGCCTGGCCAAATGCTCGAATCAGGCTGGGACGGTTGAATTCAAACGGCCAGGCATCACGGGCTGTCAGCTTTCCTGCTGGTGTTGGCGATGATCCAGCGGCAGGGTTCCAATCACGACTGTCTGCGGGCTGCGCCTCCAAAACCGTTCCAGTCAGCGAGCCGGATTCATCAAGGCCAATGTCCTGAGCGGTGTAGCCGATGGCTCGCATCAACAGGGCAACGCCTAAAAAATCTGTCGCAGACCTCACCTGTTGCAGGATTGGGCCGTAGCTGGATTGATCGATGCCGAGGTCTGTGCTGTCGGGGTTTGAGGACAGGTCAGCATCAATCAGGATCGTCGGGCCAGATGAAACCCGCAGATACTCAATGCCGCGCACATCAGGCAGCATGGGCAGCGATGGTTCCCACTGCTCACCAGAAAACGTAGAGAATTGTTGGTTTCTTTTGGATCTAAAAATCCGACCGTTGCGATCCACCGGTGTGCCAACCCGGTAATACGTCGACGGGTTAAAAGATGAGCCGGCGTCTGCTGGCCTGATCGTGACCTGATAAGCCTTGCTGCCCAGGCTGTCGTCGGTGTCCGTGACCGTGCTGGTCAGGAACATCTCATTAGCGTTGTTGGTTGGATCCAGCTGCCCGGTGACATCACTGCGACCGCCTAAACGCAGCACGTAGTTGCCTACCGGGCGCCTGCTCGACTCCGAGGTTGTGCCAATCAAAAGCGAATATTCGCGCTCTTCTGGTTTGCGGGTGTCGACCAACCGACGGATATAGACCCGAGACCCCTTCAGCTTTGCTGGATCGGTGAACGTACCAAAGTTGTTCTTTGCCCCAGTGTTGACAACAATCTGATCAGGATTGGCTGGATCGTATGGACCGACGGCCAGTGGCGCACGCACGTCAGTAGATGCGTTCGGGGCATCAGGGCCTTGGTCCCTAAACCTATTCTCAATCCAGATGTAATCACCGCCTTTGAGCGAGTAGCCGTACTTGCCAAAAACCTGCTCAGGATCAAACGGATTTTCAAGCGTAATGACACCCGTATCTGCGGCATAGTTGTCAACGGTTCCAACTGCAATCTGCCTGATATTCGTTCCATCGGTAGGGATTAACAGCGGACGTCGGACACGTAGTGCTGAATAGTTCTGATCTTGTTTGAACGCACCACCCTGAGTTCCGATACCTTTAAAACCGGAAGACAACAGCGATGTTTGGCCGAAGTTGCTGTTGCTATTCGTTATTGTGCATTCACTTCCAGAGGCCGTAAAATGATGCACAGCCGCACCAATCACAAAGCAAGATACTTCCTGAATTAGTGCATTGTTGATCAGTTTGTATCCAAAGTTTCTGTAATCTGTCTCGTAGCAACCAGTGACTACATCGAAATTGCCTGCAATTCGCGCACGAACATCGTTTGAATTAGTGCTGATAAATTCGTCGTAACTATTAGGAACACGCCACGCCCCACCTGTGTAAATCTGCCACGCATTCATGTCACGTTGAAGAGAAATTATTGTGAACTGCGCCGCAAGCATTGACTTCAGTCCGGTCACCTTATTGCCGTCCAGATACATGCCGCACATGCCATAGCTGCTGCGTAATGAGCAGTTAAAAACATATGCTGAAGCGCCGAATGTGCTGTCTACTGCAGGCGTCGGGTCGGGCGGATAGACAGTAGTGATCTGAGTTTCACCAGGGTTGACTACATCAATATCTGTAGGGTCAATGCCAAACGCGGTTGCAACCTTGGTGTAGTAAGCCTCAAGTTGGGTGTCACTGCAGAACGCAAAACAGCTCAGCAGGTGATGGCTGTAACTCTCCCCAGGTGAGTCCTTAAATGTGAATGAGAAAAACGAAGAACCGCCCGTGTTGAGGAACACCGAGCCACGACCAGTGCGGGGATCAGCATCTGGTACTGGAACGGTGGTTGGCAGGATCACGCATTTACGTAGATCCGCACCAACGACGGAGACACCGCGGGGGATGATGACTCCCAATTCGTCACCATTAAAAGCCCGCAGGTCTTCTTCGCTGGGTTCGTAGTCATCAGCCCATTTGCTGACGGTCAAGCCCGTGCCAGGTGCGTTATCGATTGTCTGCTGGCCGGCGGCAACCTTGACCAAAACGCGGTCAAAAACATCTGGCTCACCTTTGTTTACTGATAGTCGCGCTGCTTCTAAAAGTGCACGTTTCAGCGTTTTAAACGGCGCCAGCTCGCTATAGCCGCAAGTGATCTGCTGATTTGTCAGCGGCGGTGAAACTGACGGGTCGGCGATGCCTGCAACGAACCTGTCACTGCCGGTCTCGACATCGACGTAGAGCGTCGTTGTTTTCGATGAATCAACTTCCCCGCCACCTAATCGCAGGACGCTAGTTGTGACATCAGCGATCTGATCGCGGAATTGCGCCTGTGTTGAGTCAATGTGATCGATCGCGCCAGGCTGGCCAGGTGTGATGATCGGCATTGAACTAGAACCTTTGACTTAGTTTAGTCAGTCCCTTCCGAGGTTCATTTCTATGGGGCCAGAAGTGGCAAAAGCAGCACTGCCAATAATCATCTCAGTGGCGCGTACATTGACTGCGATTTTCGTAATCAGCAACTTGGTTTTATAGAACAGGTTCCCCTGAGCCAACGGTGAACAGTTGTTGCTGCAAATGTCAGGTTCGCGTGGTGCCATCAAACGGAATTCGGCATCGGCCTTAGCGCCTTTGTCTGTGATCAAAAGCAGCTGCATCAGATATGTCGGATCCACCGGTGTGATGCTCCCATCACCGCTTTCAGCACCATCAATAAAAAAGTCGAACGTTCCGCCGCCAGTGACAATGCTTTTGACGTTTTCGCCAAACTTTTCACCAACCTGACTGGTGTCGATAGCCGAGCTATCGAGATCAAGGCTCCACTCTTTGAGCTGACACTGAATCACCCAAGGGAAGCCACCGATCCAGCGGCGGGGGGTCAGGTCTGCGTCGTCGTATTCGCCTGTGCCGGCAACAGGCTTTTCGTAATCCGGTGCAAATTGACAGATGGATTCCAGCGTGGCTTCATCACGGGCATCGCTGAATCTGTAGTCACCAAACGCTGCAACACACTGCGCTAGAGCGTCGTTGTATTCTTGCGTTCCAGCTGGTGCGATCAGCATTGTCTGGAAATCGTACTGAGCCAAGTCAACGCGGTCGCTGTCCCCACCATTGACTGCTGAGCAATAGTCGGTGTGCAGACTCAGGCGGTTCAGCGTGTCGCGGTGAATGAAATAGCTCCCACTCTGATCCCCACCGCTGCAGTAGAACGGCGCGTTTCGGCCGCCTTTAAGGTAGAAAGTATCGTTGTCGCTGCTTATGTGCGTACGGTTAGGGCCTACATCCCAGTAGCCGTCGGCATACATTGCCACACCGTCGCTGCAGTTACCCCGTATTGGCAGCCCACGCTCAGCAAAAACGTAGACCTCATCACCGCTCCAGTAGTCAGTTGAATTGACGAGAAATTTGTCAATGTCAGCTCGCACAGTCTTGCTGCTGACGATTAGCGGTGCTGGTGCTTCGCGGCGAAGTCTGACCAGCCCCTCTATTCCGAGGACAGCCATGGCTTAAAACCCACCAGCGATAGGACCAGTGATGGTGAAATTGACGCTGCAAGCTGTGACTGCGCCAACCTGCACATTGGTAGAAACGCTGGTCAAAATTGCCGATCCAGACAGTTCGCTGTTGCCTCCGGAGTCAAGGATGAACTCGACATTGCTCAGTGCAGTTTGGGCGTTGTTGTTGATATCGTTGAACAACTGGGTTGCACTCAGCTCGTCTGGGTCGTACATGATGTCGGCTGTGCCGGTCATGCCACGAAGACCGCTGCAGTAAGTACGGTCAAAATCCCCAAGCTGCGTTGTCTCAAGTGCGTCTTTATTGACCGTCAGACTCCAGGATCTGACTCGTGCGACGACAGAATCACGCCAGCGCAGTTGGCCGTTGCTGCCTGTCCGGACTGCCATGCTGCGTCTAAATCTGCCCCTACTTTAGCCAGGGCTCAAACATCCAAAGTTCCAGCCAAGGTGACCCGGATGCGTGAACGATTGGGGAACAGCGATTCAACTTGCGGCGTTCCAGCAAATCGCCACGACAACTGATTAGGGATTGATGCCTGCAATTCAGCTGTCATCCCGTCAAAGATTTGAGCGGGCAAATTCAGCGTGCCGAAGTTGCCACGGGCTGCCTCATAGCAGTCAAGGAACTGCCGCGTGCCTTCATCGTTCTGGTTGAACTCCAGCTGCAGCTGTGCGCCGAAAGACTTGCTGCCGTAAAGGCGAGTGACACCAGCACCGCTGATGGAGTCGAACCGCTTAGTCGGGAACTTTGGTGCTGTGTAGCTCCGTCGTGTTGGTGCGATAGCAGGAAAATTAGTCATAGAGCCTCCCGTTGATTTCCCATAAATTGTCGTTGTCAAACCCGTCGACGATCAGGGAGTTGCCTTGATTATCGGTAGGCCAGAACAACGCCTCGACCTCAATGTTGCCGTCCTCGTCGAACGACAGCGATTGAACCTTGTAGGTCTGAACATTGGCGGCAGCGCCCTGCAAACAGAACACTGAACCTCGCTGAGATGCCTTGCCGCCGGCCACATTCAGCGTGGTCTTTTGGACGCTCTCCCCCTTGCCGTCCCAGAGCAACACCTCATAGAAACCGTCATCAAGCGGTGGCCAGCTGGTAACCGTGCCATCGGCAGCAATCGCGCCGTTTTGTGGCTGGTTGTAGGTGATCGTTTCGACGCCCAATTTGATCACACCACCAATTGTCATTGCCGCTTCGCTCGGTGTGGTTTTAAAGCGCACCGAATGGGTGACAAGTCTGCGGAATCGACATTCCCATTTGGCCCGGTCAATCGCGTGCTTCTCACTGGTGCAGAAATCGCTGAGATCGATCTGTTCCAGTGGAGCCAGTTGGTCAGTGCCTGCCTCGCGAACAATGACTTCTCGCACAGACGGGAACAGGCCATTGCTGTCGACAACTGAAGATGCTCGCTCTTCGCGCCACCGGACTGAGATGCGCGGTGGCACGCGCTCTGCCGGATCGAAATAACTGACCTCCAGGCTGTCGGCGATGATGTTGCCGCTGCTGTAAAGGGCTTGAATCGTCTCGGGACCGTCAAAGCTGGCGACCGGCTGCAAACCAAACGTGCCGTTCTGCACCACCAGATCCAGCAGAAAATCCCGTGCACGCTCAGCGCCCCAGGTGCGGATATTGACCCGCTCAATCACAGCACCGTCAAAAAAGTACCTGCGGCGATAGCAGAAGTCGGTTGCGCTGTCAAAACTAGGCTTGTCGATCTGCACCGCGGACATGATTGAACCCGTGCCGTATCTTTTGTTGGTCAACAGGTCAAACAACACCTCGGGAAAGTTTGAAGTCGCATTCAAACCCTGATTCACATAAGCCGAAAACTGGTCCAGGTTGTTGATCTCGGTGCTGGCGCGAATATTCAGGCCAACAATTGCCAGCGAGTCATAATCAGGGACATCCTCATTTGGAGCCACATTGTTGATGTAGGACACGCTGTGCTCAGCTTGCGTGGCCGTGGTCGTGATCTCGTTATAGATAAATGCTTCGGCGATTTTTGCGTATTGGTCGCCGTAGTACTCACCATCGTCTAAAAAATTGCCAAGGTCATTGCCTCCAGGTGGTCTCAATGCCTTGATCGAGAACGTGTTTTCATTATTAGAGATGACTTCGCCGTTGTACTGGATGATCGCTCCAGTATTCTCATCGAAATAATTCACGACATTATCAACCGCGTAATCAAGAACAGATAGATCGCCAGGTGCTCTGTCGTTCCTAACCTCCCAGCCGGACAAAGGGATCAGCCTGAATTCGTAACGACGACTAAACGGAAATTCAAATCTGATGTAGTTGTAAACCGCCGCACCAGTTGTAGACCTGACGCCAAATGTTCGATTAATTCGCTGATAAGCATCCCCCGATCCAGCAATGCGCCACTCAACGGCAAAAAAGGAATATCTCTGTTCAGGACCGGTATAGCTGCCGCTGACAAAATTGATCGGTTTAGCATCGTCTGCATCGCCAGGTTGGAATCTCAGACATGCCTGCTGGTCAATCTGTTCGTAATTTTGTGCATCGCGGAAATTGCAGATGCCGCCAAGGCTGACCTGAAGGTTGCTTCTAATTCCAATCTCAACAACACGACCTGGCTTTTCGGTAACGAAATTACCGATAGCAACCTTCATCAGATGGCTGAATCCTGTTGCGTTCTGACCAGGATCCTGCATTGACCCTTTTCTGATGTCGCTGCCGGTCCAGGTGTGAACTTCACCGGGCTCTACGATTCTGAACTGGGCTTCGACATCAACACCGCTACCGACTGGTTCGTTTTCCGCTTCAGAAACAAAAGGCTCATCACTGCGTCCGATACAAATCGCCAACGCTGACCCCAGCTTGTATAAATCGCCGACATTGATCAGCTGATCCCAAGATGACTGCCGGGAAGCAACAGCGTTAGCAGCATCGCCAATCGTCAGTTCTGCATTGCCCTGTGTCAGCACACCTTTATCCCAGTCGACAGTGGCTCCTGCTGAATCCTCATCACAGTCAGTCAGGCACGAACGGGAATCGAGGCGATACGTCAATACATCGCCGAAATCCACACTGCGTAGACCTCTATCTCCAGGTGTGATCAGCCCACCACGGCCAGCAAATTTGTAATTCTGTTTTGCGCGTGCGCAGTTTTCTTGTCGGTCCTGCTTGCAGCTGACAACTGCCCTTTCGCCGCTAATGCGGGTTGTGAACCGCTGCGCTGGTCTGAACCGTGGGTTCACCCTAAAAGAGAAATTGTTGCCTATAAATCCATAGACGCCAAACTCCACCTGCGTGGATGGTTTGGTAACCATGCAGAAATCTGGCTTGTACTGGTTACCGTCACTGCGGACCTGAAAAATATCTTCGGCGCCATCATTCATGGCATTGCCTAAATCGCTCTCAGGTACGACCCCGGCCAGATAATCAAAAGGCACCAGCCGGCCAGTGTTCCTTGAGTAGTAAATGGTGATCCTGCCAGCAGCACTCGCGCCCAGCAGGTAGCCGTCGATCAGGTTGTTGCCAATAGCGAACTGATCAGCCCGTAGCTGCATCCCTGGCTTGTCCAAAGCCCCTGTCCCTTCGCCGACAAGGAACATCGCTCGCAGCATCTGGCCGCCGCCGAGGGAATAAATCTGGCTCCACAGCAGGTTTGTGTTGACGCGGATGCCGCCATAGGCAATACCATCAATTTCTTGGCGGTTGGCATAAACCAACGGCACAGTGCTGCCCAGCTGCACCACGTTCTGAACACTGTCAAAGCCAGCCTTAGGTGCAAACTCATCGCTCCTGACGATCGTCTGGCCTTGCACATCGCGAGTTTCTGGAGCCTTTTGCTCGGGCGGCGTTTTCTGCAGCAGCGTGCTCAGATAAGCCAACGCAACACCAATGACCAACTGGATCGCTGCAACAGCCAATGGACT